CATCAGCTTCACTGCGGTTTCGGCGACCGCCTCAAGCCCTGGGCCGCTCTCCGGCTCGCCTTCCTGCTCGGCCGGCAGATCTTCGTCATCTCCGTCCGGCAGATCGTCCGTCTCATCGGCGTCGAGATCGAGGGCGATCTGGGCCGGGTCGCCGGCCTGGCGCTGGAGATCGCGTACCAGCTTGCGCAAGTTGGGATTGAGTATCGCCAAAATGGCCATGTTACCGACCCAGAGGTCGAGGGTCTCGTTGCGTTCGCGGATTTTGACCCATTCGCGCTTGGTCCGACCGCCGGGCTGGTAGGTGATCTTCGGTTTCTCGCTGACCAACTGTTTGAAATACTCGTCATCGTATTTGGCCGGGAAATGCATGTACCCGTCTTCGCCGTTTTCCGCCTGCAGCCGGCTGTAAATGGTTTCTTTGGCGGTGTCGGTGCCGACGTGAAACAGCGGAATTTTACCCAGATTGCTTTTAGTCGGACGGCTGACCAGGGGCTTGTTGGGCTGGCTGGACCCCTTGGTCCCGTAGATCCGCCGGTGATATTTCTTTTTTACGAACTGATAGGCCTGCTTGGTGAAGTGGCCGCCGGTGTCAATGCCGGCGGCGGCGATCCGCAGCTCGACGCCGGATTCGTGCCGCCAGCGCCGCCGGAGAAATTCATCCAGCGCCCGCCAGACCATGGGCGAGGAGGGCACTCCGGGGATGACATGGCGCTCGATGCTCCAGGATTCTTCGTCTTCGCCCCAGGCGACGGTTTCGACCTCGATGCGATCGTCCTGGACGTCGCCATAGGCGGTGAGCACCCCGGCCCGCATGGGGACCAGCGGCCCGTAGTTTTCGGCCCGTTGCTTGATCTTTTCCCAGTCGGGCAGCTCGCCTTCTTCGTCGGCGTAGGGCAGCGCGGCGTACTGGTTGAGATAATTGATCCAGGCGCGGCGGTCGCGGACTTTGCCCTCGCGGATCGGTTTGGCCTTGACGTGGGCGGCGGCGCACTCGGAGAGGGAGACGAAGGGGGAATACCAGGCGGGCAGATGAAAGCCGACCGAGTTGGGTTTGTCGCGGCGAACGCGCGGCACCCAGCAGCCGGAGCGAACGGCCTGGTCTCGCCGGTAATCGTCCCAGTGCTCGCCGCAGTCGGCGCATTCGTACCAGGCCAGATTTCCGCCCTTGATGCGTTCGGGGTCTTTCTCATCCTGGGGCCAATGGATCTGTTCGAAAATCATCTTCTGGGCCGACCCACACAAAGGGCAGTGGACCCAATAGTCGCGGATTTCTTCGCAGGAGTTGAGCGCCAGCCAGATCGGGCCTTCCTCCAGGGTCGGCGTGGAGATGTCCATGATCTTGCGTTTGCCGCGATAGGCATTGGTTCGGACGAAGCTCAGGGACATGGGATCGGTTTCTTTTCCGCAGGTCTCGACGTACTTGTCGACCTCGTCGCGGATCAGGTACTGGATGGATATCTGCGAGAGCATGGAGGCACTGGAAGCCCAGGACAAATACAGGTCAAATCCGTTCTTGAGATGGAATTCCAAAGTGGTGATATCGTCCGGATTCCCGCTCTGCAACTCAAGCAGCCGGGGCGAGCTGGCAAACATGGTGCCCAGCCGGTTGCCGCTGACGCGCTTGGTCAACTGCCAGTCGGGCATGACGATCAGGGCCGGACCGGGCTCGTAATCGGCCCGCTTGGCCAGAAAGCCGTGGGCTGCATCGGATTTGCCGGTCTGCGGCGAGGCGCAAAAGGCCACCCGCTCGACGTGCCGCAGATCGAGGGTGTCCATCACCTCGGCGATGTAGGCGACGGTTTCGGCTTGCCACGGCCCGGGCCGGCTGCCGGCGGTGACGACGCGGTGACGCTTGTTCCATTGGCTCGGCGCAATCGGCGGCCGCTTGCGCCAGACGCGCCGCTCGCCGTCGGTCCAGGCCGGGCACCCATGGGCGGGGGGATATGCGAGGGCCTGGTTAATCAATGGGTTCTCCTGCCGGGGCCTTGGGCTCGGGGTATTTAATTGCCCGGGCATAGCGGTCGGTCCAGTCGCGGACGAAGTCTTGTCCCTTTTCGACCAGGGCAGGGACCTTGGCCGGATCTCCACCGACCAGTTCGACGATGGTCAGGGCGTGGACTTCCCAAAAGGTGTTGAGGTCGGTCCGCAAAAAGGCGGCCCGGCTGCCGAATTCGCGCTCCATGAAGGATCGTTCGATGTAGGCGCCGCGCAGGATCTCGTTGCGGATGCGCCAGTTTTCGGCCTGCTGCTCTTCTTTGCTGGTGGCGGCCCGCTGTTTGGCGCTCGGCTCATCCTGATCGGCCTCATCGCCCCCACTGCCATCCTTGCGCCGCAGATTTTCCGAGGCATATCGGTCGAGGTCGGCGGCCAGGTAGCAGCCCTTCTGATCGGCCCGCGGAAATGCTGGCAGGCTGTCTCGGTGGTTGTAGGCGGTGGAAGTGGAAATTTTCCATCCGCGACCGTCCAGGTATTTGACCAGTTCCTTGATCCCCTTGACGCACTCCTCTCCATTCGACCCGACCGCCGCCTCGGCTGCCTCCAGGGCACGGACGGATGCTTGCCAGTTGCGGATGTTGTCGGCGGTTGGCGCCGACTTGACCATGTCTTTGTTGGTCTGCACCGCCTCGCGGAGGATCTGGAGATGGTCGGATGTCATGCAGACTCCCCGAGCACTAGAAACTTGAGCCGCCAGACACGGACGGTCTCCTGATCAACACCGACGGCGGTGGCGATGGCGGCCTGGCCGACACCCTGCGCCAGCAGGTAGGCGAGCAATACCAACTGCGGCGGTGCGAGCTTTACTTTGGACAACGGGGTCCCGGTGGTAGCCGAGAACCATTTCCCGCAAGCCGGGCACCGGACCCGGCCCCACCGCTGAAACGTTTCGCGCTTCGCCCCCTGTAGATCCTTCCCACATTCCGGGCAGCGGGCGGCGCCCTGGTGGAGGTGCGAAAGGACGATCGCCGCGCACCGGTCGGCATCAAGGATGTCGGCACCAAATACCGCAGAGGCCTCGGCCGGTCCAAACAATCGGCAACCATTTGAATTTGCAGAAGACTCGCAACTTTCCATTTTTCTAACCCCTAAAAAATTTTAAAAGGAATGGAATCCCGGGCGCTCGCTCCCCGTATCGGCGGTGGGCCTAGGAAGGACCCGCGAATTTATCGGTCGCTCGATCAACGTGGTGCTGAAACCGTTCAGCGAACTTCGCCTCAACCACCTGGCGGACGGCCTCAAATACCTGCCGCTGTTCGAACATGCTCGGCACCGAGATAAGAGACTTCTTGATGATTGGCAATCTCTCCCTGCCGGAGCGTACAAACACCCCCATGTGCGTCCCGCCAGACTTGCCGGCCTTGACCGTGGCAATGAATGCATGGGGGAGATAACCAGGCTGGCCCTTTCGTGCCTCGAAATATACTCCGCTGTTCCACGCTTCCGCGAAAACGCCGCTCTTCTTTTTCCTCAATCTGCTGGTTCCCGCCCGGCTAACCACCCGATTGCCGCGCACCCAGCGCGCACCGAAGTGCGTCAGGTCGATCGGGCGGCCGGTAGCTTCGATCGATACCGACAGATCCCAATCGCTGGCGAGTGAACTGATTTTGACCCGCTCGTTGATGAATTTCGCCGTCAGGTTGAATTTCTCCCGGATCTTCGCCTTTGCCGCCGTGTGGCCCTGCTTGGCCGCATCGTTCAACGCCATTCGCGCCGCCGGCACAACAACGAGACCCGGCAGGCCGCGCATGGCGGCCTCAACCTGGCTGAAATCAATCGAAATCTTCATGATGCTCCCTTTCTGTCCGGGCTTGTCCGGGCCGTGTCCGGGCGGCTTTTCCTCTGTCCGGACACCTTTTGTCTTTTAAAATCGCCTACTTTCTTTTTTGTCCGGACTGTCCGGGTAAAAAGAAAGAAAAGAATATTTAAAAAACACTCCAATGATTTTTACTTACTCGGTACTTCCCGCGCGCGCGCCCGCGCATGCGTTATAAGACCAGCTTCGCCCGGACAGCCCGGACAACCACCTAACCGCCTATTTTATCTGGCGGTTTTTCTGTCCGGGTCGCCCGGACAGCGCCCGGACACGGCCCGGACAAGCGGCCAATAATTCATTAGTCGGGCCCCTCCCATGGAGGGGGGGCGGGGGAGGCGCCGCCGGCCAGGCCCTCGGGGTCAATCAGCTCGATCCCGACGTAACACCGCTCCCGCGACCCCTTCAGCCGCCCCTCGGTGACCCGGGCCACCGACCGCAGGACAACCCCGAAGTTCGGCTTCGACAGCGGCTTGTGCCCGTTCTTGGTGCAATACTTCGTGTATCGCTCGTACACGGCGGCCGTCGCGATCCGCAGATCCTCGCTGGGGCCGGCCAGGCGGCCGCACTCATCGACAAAAGCCTGCACCGGGTTGTTGTGCCGCTTGTATTCCCGCACGAACTCCGCCGTCGGCTCCGCGTGAACGAACCCGTCCCGCTCCCGCAGCAGCGCCAAGCCTTCGAGCGACCAGAGAAAGATACCCGGCAACTCGCCGAGCAGGCGATCCTCCAGATATTTATCCTCCTCGACACCGAAGTCGGCGCCGAACTGCTTGGTGAACTTGATCCCCAGGATGCGCCGGTAGTAGCCGTCCGTGTTGTCGCTCACCTGGGGCAGAAAGTTGCTCGCAAAAGCCAGCTTGCAATAAGGGCGAAAAGTGAAGAAGTCCTTGTGCTTGAAGCTGGCGTTGACGAAATCGCCGGTGACGATCGCCTTGAACAGCGCCGAGCCGAAGGCCTTCTTATCCTCTTCGGTGGCGATGTTCAGCAGCTTGCCGTGCAACGTCGCCCGCTCGAACGGATCCTCCAGCCGGCTCATCTGCACCGCGCTGCAATTGTGCGTCCCGATCATCGCCTGCAAAATCTTGATGATGGTCGATTTGCCGTCCGATCCGGGGCCTTGCAGCAGCAGGCACTTGCCGTAACGGGTTTCCCTGGTCAGGCAATAGCCAAAAAACTGCTGCAACTGCGTTCGCACCAGCGGATCAGGAATCACATCCAGCAGAAACGCCCGCCAGCCGGGGCAGTTCGCCTTAGGATCGAAAGCGAAATCCAGAATCTGCGTCGCCAGGTACTTCTTGTCGTGCGGCGCAAAATCTCCGCTCCGGATGTCCAGCATCCCATTAGCCAGGCACACCAGATCGATGTGATCGTTCAGATCCCGGTCATTGGCCAGGATCGAGCGCAGGTAAACCTGCCTGGCCGCATTCGCCGACCGGCTCGATTCCCCCTCATCCTCCAGCAGGGCCAGGGCGATTGCCTCCAGGCGCTCGATATGAAACTCCTGCCAATACTTGCCCGACCAGCGATAGAGCTGACCGGTGGGAGGATAAGACAAAAAGTCCATGTCCTGGACCAGGGCGTCGGCCAGCAGCGCCGATTTGAATTTACGCAACTTGAAAAATCGCCGAGGACCGGCCGACACCGGCGGTTCCGGCTCCGGCTTTTCGATTGTCACCGCCGAGGCCAGCAGGTTCTGCAAGTCCGTCAGCTCCTTGCCGTGCCGGGCAAAGAAGTCGGTCAGGTCCTCGCCGTGAGCCACCGGGTAGCCACCGCCATGCTCCAGGACAAACTCCGAAAACTCCTTCTTCGGGTCGCTGGTCGGATGCTCGGTCCCCTCCCACATGAACGCCGGCCAGACGATCACCCGCACCGATTTCGCCACCTTGACCAGCGCCTCGGCCACCGTTTGCGCGCCGGCCAGCCCTTCCTTGTCGGCGTCCAGGGCGATAATCACATCGCGCCCCTTGAACGGAGCACTGAACCCCTTCTTCCAGGTGCGGCAGCCCGCCGTCTGCGTCACCGCGTTCAGCCCCTGCGAAACCGCGCAGGCCAGATCCGGTTCCCCCTCCACGATCCAGACTGGCCCGTCCTTCCAGGAGGGGGGCGGGGGGAGGAGCCGCGACTGGCCGTAGGCCTGCGGCCGCGAGCCGCACGGCTTGCAGATCCGTGACTTGTGCTCCCAACTCCACTCCTTGCCGCAATGAGGGCAAACCGGGTCCGACCAGGAAATCACCTTCATCGATGCCGCGCCGGGCCGGTACAGCCGAATGTTCACCAGCCGCAACAGATGATCGCGCACCGGAAAGGCGATCCGTTCCTCATCCTCGCCCCGGCCCGGCGGCCGGTACAGCCGCAGATCCAGGACGGCATGCGCCGCCGCGTTCCACCGGCGCTCCCGCTCCATCCGCCGCCGCCAGCCAGAGGACAGTGGCGGCAGAGCCTCCAGAACCGCCTCGTCGATAAACAGCTCCTCTTCCGGCGGCTCCACCGGAGTTCCGGCCCCGGCATTCGTCTTCTGCGCCGTTTTCTTCGAAGCCCCCGGTCCCTGCCCTGGCGCGAATTCAGCCCGGCGTACGGCCAGCGCGATACCAAAGCGCTCCTTGAACGCCACCAGCCCGCCCGAGACCACGTCCAGCCCCTGATGATGACACCACAGCGCCACCAGATCCCCCGACTCCCCGCAGGCGAAACAGGTGAAGGCATCCAGGTCGATGTTGTACGAAAAAGAGGGCTCCCCGTCCTCGTGGAACGGACAGAGCCCCATAAGCTCTTCCCCTTTTTTCCCCCGGCCCTTTTTTTTGACCGGGAAACAGTCGCGCGCGATCGCCTCCCGCTGCCCGGCAGACATTTCCGAAACGGCCAGTCCCATTCAGCGCACCGCCTTACGCAACGCGCGGATGCGCCGCTCGATGACCTGGCAGCGGGAGACGTGCCCCATGCCTCGGGTCAGCACCAGCAGCCCTTCCAGAAACTCGATATCGTGGATGTACGACAGACTCACCCGGCAGTCATCGACGCTGGTATGAATCAGCCTCTCAATCTCCGGTGGCAGATCCTCACTCATAATGCTCCCCTGTGCGCCGATGCCCGCCTGCCGGCGGCGGCCTCTTCCGGGAACAGACTCATCTCCTCGGCCGGCACCGTTGCTGCGGGATAGATGGTCGCCGCCTTGAACGCGGACAACACCTCCCGCACCGCACCACCGAAGGCCGCCAGCGCCTCCCGCAGAACCACCATGTCTTTCGCCAGATACGCTACGTCCACCGCCACCATGGCCAGCGTTTCGGCCGCCCACAGGTCCGGCCGATGCTCCCGCGCCCAATCCAGGGCGCCGGGCAGGTAGATCCCCTCCACCTTGGCCAGGACCGTCCGGATCATCCGATCCGCCCGGTGCCGGTCAAACGGCTCCGGCGCCGGAACATCCAGTTCCCGAAACCGTTCCAGCCCGGCCAGTTTTTCCCGCAAGCCCCCCATGCAATCCCCCTAAATCGTAAGTTCCCCTCGCCGATACCGCTCATGGCACCCGGGGCACAGCTCCCAGGCCACGATCGGCACCATCTTCTCCCGGCAGGCGATACAGACACCCAGCACCGCCGCCGGCGAGCGTTTCCGCCGTCTTCCCTTCGGCTTCGGATGTACGACCCCAGGCGCCGGCCGCTCGCCCGGAATCCCCGGCAAGGGATCGCCCCGGTTGATCCAGATCCCGTTCACCACGCTGATCGCCGGCGGTCCGGGCTGGGTCGGCCGACGGCCCCGGATAAAAAGCCTGACTTCGCGTTCCCACCACCGGATCGAACGACGGTGAACCTCGCACAGGCCGCTTTTGCTCCTTGAGGCGTAAAAGGTCTGGCGACACCCCACCACCGGGCAGGGCTGCTGATTCTCCGCCACATGCTGCCGGCGGAGCCGCCGCATCGTCTCGGCGTGACTCGGTACTGGCGGCCTCGGCGCCGGCAAATCGCGCCCGCCACCGCCAGCAAGCAACACCCGAGAAGTCAGCACCGCCCGGCTCGCCAGCACCTGGCTGCAAATCCGGCACACGATCTCTTCCAGATGCTGCCCGTTCTCCAGCCAGCGATCGGCCTTATAAAGCGCCGCCATCCCGGCCGAGCAGCGAGGGCACGAAACCTCTACTTCGCCCACGCCATCACCTCAACGCGATCGACCCCGGCGGTCAGGTCCGCCGTCGACTCAATATCGGCCGTACCGACCAGACCGTAAACCGCCAACCAAAAAACCAGCGCTATAACAGGCCAGACCATCCTCATGGCACCCCCAAAATCAGATATCCCGCCAACGCCCACAGCGCCAGGCAGGCGACGAACAGCCCCAGCCAGACCTTTCCCCGAAAAGACAATCTCATGCCGCATCCCCCTTTTGAAAAAAGCGTCCGGGGCCGGAGGGGGAAGCCCCGGACGCACCGCCCGTTTTCGGGGCCGGGTGGGCGAAACCCGGGTTCATGCTCATCAGCTCGACGGCGTGCCGCCGGGAGTCCACCAGCGACCTGAAATGACGGATAATTTCCACGGCGGCCGGGGCCTCGACACCCCTGAAAAGCACATCAAGCGTTCCCAACCGCAGATCGACATCCTGCAACATGCGCCGGTCCATGTTCTCAAGGCTCAGACAGATCGTCTCGCAGGCCACGCGCAGCAGATACAACGGGACCTCAACCGATTTTTTGCTCATGATCTCCCTCCTCATTTCATCCGCCGCTTCCTGATCCGGTAGAGCTTCGCGATCTCATGAACCAGCTCCCCGCCATTTTTCACCGCCTGGTGCGGCTCATACGCCCAGCAGATCACCGCGACCGCCATCCGCCGGTGCTCCCGGTCCAGCGTACCCGTCACCCCGGCCAGCTCCACCTCGGGGAACAGGTCCGAGTTGTACCGGTTGCAGATAATCCCGGCCAGCACCCTGGCGCTGCTGGTCGTGCGCCCATGCTCCAGGCACCAGTCGAACGCCTGAAACACCAGGGCCTCCATCTCCTCGGCCGTGACGGCCACATCGTAGATCATCGTCTCACCCTCCCATGCTCCACGCTTATCCCCGCTGCCGCCCGGCGCTCATCCACCCTCGGTTTCAGCTCCCGCAGCAGCTCAAACAGCTGACACAAATTCGACCATTGCCGATCCGACACCTGCTCCCGCCGCACCTGGTAGACCGCCATCACGCACCCCCCTGCGGCCAGACGATGATGCCCGTATCTTCGGCGTCGACATCGACCTCGGCAATCTCCCGCAGGCCGACCTGGTTGCCCAGATCCAGCAACACCTCCTGGTCGCCGTGGCAGCGGATCAGGTGATTCAGCCGCGAAATCAGTATCGACGCTCTCACTTGACCCCCTCCACCATCCGCGCAAACGCCGCCATCTCGGCCAGAGCCTCATGCAGCTCCTTGCCGATCCGGCGGCGCTCGTTGATGGTCAGTTCGTCATCCTCCAGGGCCTCGGCCGCAGCCGCGAAGGCCTCGCCAGCCTCCTTAACCACCCGGCAAAGCTGCTTGCTATACTCCAGGGTGTTGACCTGGTGCTTCACCGGGGGCAGAAACAGCCCGCCGAAACGATGGGCCAGGTAGTAGATCGGCGCGTAGGCGTCGCAAGAAGGGCGTTTCTGCTGCTCGGCCACCTCGATCACCATCTCCAGCCGATCCAGCGGGTTCAGGGCGCCCGAGTCGGTAAAATCGGCCGACGGTTCGCACCACTTGCTGATCAAACTGCTCGACCGGCCCAGCCGTTTCGCCACTCGAACCGCGTCGGTCCCAACCGCCCGCCGCATTGCTTCATGTGTTTCCATCGCCGCACCCCGTTTGTAATCGCAAACCATCACGTCATGCCCCATGCTGGCAGCATGAGATCCTTAACCGTTCACAGCCTCAGAAGACTCCCCGTCGGGCGGCCAGTAGCCCTCCCGCTTCAACGCCTCCTCGATCTCAAGGCAGATCCCCCGGCCCGCCTTGCCCCGGGTGCCGTACAGCACCTTGTAAACCGTGTCCGGATGGAATCCTCTCAGTTTCGCCCACCCCTTGATGGTCAGCCCATCAAGAAGCAACCGCCCCCTAAGGGTGTGAATTGCCAGCCTTCTTCTTTTTGGATTTTTCATTGATATATCCTTGGGATATTGGTAAAACTGTCCTAATGCTTTGACCAGGGGGCGAACATGGAAACGAAGCGACAGATCGTCCGCCAGCTACTCTCCGAGATGTTCAACCAGCCCCTCGCCGACGTCGCCCAGCTTTGCGACCGTTTCATCGCCGCCGAAGGCATGCTCGATGCCGACATTCCCATGCCCGAGGGCCTCGCCCTTTTGACCCTCGACGAACTGCGGAAAGAGAAAAGCGGCATCTTCAACCGCATCATCAAACACCGGCTGGTCACCCGGGTTCACCCAGACCAGCCCATAATCTGACCCGTGATCCCGAACCAGCTCCGCCAGCGCAGACACGGCGATGCAGGGGGTGAAGTTCACGGCTACGGACGCCGCCGAAGCCTCATTTCGCCAGTCGGCAATGAACTTTTCCCACGCCGGGATCGGGTGAAAACACCGGGTTCGTTCCGTCAGGGCAAAAGCGATCCGGCTGGGTGGAAATGAGACATCGAGGTTCTCGCGCTGCTCCATAAGCCTGCTCCTTTCTGGACGGTTCGTTAGGACTTATGGGTAATAGAAATATCTCTATCGAAATAACATGTCAACAATTAATTTCTATGGAAATAAAAAATGATCGGTGAGCGAGTTAAAATGCTTCGCGAAACGCTCGGGCAAAACCAGACTAAGTTCTCGGAACGTGGCGGGTTTTCTCAAGGATTTCTCTCGGCTGTCGAGAAGGAACAAAAAGTCCCTGGGGCGGCCTTCCTGCAATCTCTAAGGAGATATTTTGATGCAAACGTGAATTGGATATTGACTGGTGAGGGCGAGATGTTCGATGGGGCGATGCCCGCACTTGAACATCCGCCTGACCGGCCAGAGGGTCTTGAAGAAGACGAATGGCAACTGATCTGCAATTACCGCTGTGCCAGCGATGAAATGAGAAAAGCCTGTTTTGGAAATCTTGAAATGTCCGCCAAAGAGTCGCGGGGAAAAGACGGAGGGGGCTCAAACTCGAAGGAGATGAAATCCGCGTAGAGATGAGGCGGCTTGGCTGGAAGGTTGTTTGAATTTTATCGGATGGAGGGTTCTATGAAATGGCTTAAAAATCTGTTCGGGGGAAGAAGTAGCAAAACTCAAGGCACACAATACGACGAAATTCTGCCGACCGGGCAAAGACGGGCAGACATTATCGCCATGCATGAACGCGCCAGCAAAGAAAGCCCTGAGGAACGATGTACAAGGCTAGGCGTGAACTTAAACCCAGTCGACCCTATCAAGATCGGCCCTAAATGGAAAGGGCAACACACGACAAATTGCCCCGTATGCTTGGTCCAAATAACGGCTGAAATATCTGACGATATCGAACCGGAACCTTACATCTACAGCGACGGATGTGAACTTCTCGCCAACAGCGTTTGCCCATTCTGCAAAACCCGCATTGCGATAATACTCGGCCATGACGATAGCATTACCATGCAAGACAAGGGATGGGACGGTAAGGTTTATGACCACGGGAAAAAAACAGATAAATTATTGGCAGCAATAGAGGGCCTTGAGTTTGATTTAGACGACACTGACGATGAAAAAAAACAATCAACGATAGAGCAAAAGATTGCGGCCCTCAAAGCAACCCTAGAAGAACACGAAAAGGCATTTGCTATAATGGAGGATCGTTATAACGATCGATGTGCTGTCTGGGCTGAAAAAGCAGCCAGCAAGTACGGCTAAAGGCATTGCCCATGACATTCATGGATAAATACCACAACGCCACAGTTAAAGATGAGGGAGCATGCTAAGAATTACATTGTTTTTATTGTTTACATTGTATTGCTCAACCAGCTTCGCCGCCACAATTCTAGGCGACTACCCGATCTGCACGGCCGAAGACGACGCCAGGGCATTTGGCCAGGCCAAGATGTTCAACAAATATGATGAAATGGAAGACTTCATCAGCAGCGGAAAATGCATCTTTGTCGAACCGGATATAAAAACCACCATTATCGACCGGGCCATCTACTACAAGGTCTTGGTCTTCAAGCCCTACGGCAACCCGATAAAGGGCTGGACCGACGTAGCCAATATCAGGCAGTAATGACCTGCGCCATCTACATCCGCAAATCCCGCGAGGACAAATCTAAACCCAGCCACCGACTCACCGTCCAGCGCGAACAGCTCCCCGCCCATGCCCGCAATCAAGGCTGGGCGGTCGAGATCTACGACGACGGCCACGCCTCGGCAGCCAGGGGCAAGGCCGCCGACCTGGTGGAGCGCGGCCGGCTCGAACGGGACATTCGCGCCGGCCGCATTCAGGTGGTGCTCTGCATCGAGCTGTCACGTCTCAGCCGGGACGACAGCCTGCAAGACTATGTCGCCTGGCTGCACCTGTGCAGTCAGCACCGCGTCCGGCTCGCCACGCCCTCCCGCATCCTCGACCCGGGCCAGCACTCCGACTGGATGTTGCTGCTGATGGAGGGCGGTTTTTCGTCGGTCGAAATGCGGGTGCTGCAAGCCCGCATGAAAGAGGGCCGGGCCGAAGCCCACCGTGCCGGCAAATACCTCTCCGGCAACCCGCCCATCCCCTACCGCTACGACAAGGGGCAAGGGGGGCTAGTGGTCGACCCCGAACAACTCCCCATATTTCGGCGCATGATGGCGCTGATCGAAACCATGCCCGCCAAACAGGTGGCTACAAAAACCGGCATCCCCCACATCACCGTGCGCCGAGCCATCGCCGACGACCGCCTGCTCTTCTACCGGGGCCTGCGGATCGACCCGGCCACCGGCGAAACCATCCCCGGCCAATGGCCCGCCGTCATCGATGCCGACCAGGCCGCGCGGATCCGCGCCGGTCGCATCAACAAACGCAGCGGTTACCATCGCGCCGAGCATGCCGCCCTGCTCTCCAATCTCGGCGTGCTCATCTGCGGCTACTGCGGGAGACACTACCGGGCCGGAGTCACCGGACGAACCCGCAGCGACGGCACCCGCGCCGCCTACTACGGTTGCCCCGGCAAGGATCACCGCGAGTGCCCGCCGTCGCGAATGTTTCAGCAGCACATCATCGACCTGGCCGTGATCACCAACCTGACCGGCACAGTGGCCCGGCTCGAAGAGTTGCGAACCCTGTGGCAGATCCAGCAGGCCAAAACCGACCCGGCGGCAACCCTCGTCGACCTCGACCAGCAAGAGCGCACCCTGCGGCAAAAAAAACAACGGCTGGTCGCCGCCATCGCCGATGGCATCATCAATTGGACCGACGCCAAAGCCCAAAGTGCGGCCATCGAAAGCCATCTCGCCGAAATCGCCGGACAACGCCAGACCATCAACCAAACCCAGGCCGACCCGCCAGACTGGGACGCCATTGGCGACCTGGCCCAAAACTGGCCCCTACTGACCCCCCACGAACAACGCCAGATCGTGCGCAGCACCATCGAGCAGATCCAGATTTATGCCGGATATCTCATCATCACCTACCGATTTCCCCGCAACCCAGACGGCTCACCCACCAGCCGCGTACATCTTCCCCCGCCAACCAAGCCCGGCCGAAAAAGCAAAAGGACTACGGGCAGTTAGCCTGTAGTCCTTTCATTCTTTTTGTGCTCAGTTGCTCTACCAGCTGAGCTATAGCGGCATTTTGTTATGAGGTTCCTGTATTTAGCGTAAATCGACTGGGTTGTCAATCTCTTTTCGGGCGGCTTCAGAGCCGGATGATGAGCGGGTTTCCGGGGGGTTGCAACTCGGACATCTTGCTCGCCGGCGGAAGTTGAAGTCACTGCCGCTTGTTTGAAATGTCGGCCATTGCATTATACTGGGCAGATACGTCCTATCGTGAGGATGCGTTTCCTGAGAATTGAATTTTCAGTTAAAGTAAAAACGGTCAAGGATGCCAGCCCCCCGTTTTTTTCTACGGTATACGCCAAGTCTTTGCTATAAGGTACATTTTAGCTTTACAACTCTCCGTCAAGGAGGCTTTGCCATGGCCCGCAAGATCTTTATCGCCGCTACCGCCAAGAACATCGGTAAGACGACCACCTCGCTGTCGCTGAT